CTTCTGCCCTGTTCCTGAACCCTGACGTTATCCAGTGGGGTAGCTTGCGTGAACTGGGTCCAAACAACGAAGTGTTCAGTTCTGCTGACGCTTCCTTGGATCAGTACATCATGGAAGGTACACTGATTGTTCGTAACCCAGCAGGTGTTGCTGTGTTGGCTAACATCAGCCCAACTGGTGCGGCTGTGACGGCTCCCCGTCCTTCCACACAAGTCCAGCGTTACCTGGCCTAATTAAAGCCCTCCGGGGCTTTTCTGAAGGGACTCCGAAAGGGGTTCCTTTGGTAAAGCATGGAGAAAGCAATGACCGATGACGAAGTAAAAATCAACGAAGAATACTATTCAAACGGTATTCTTGAAGCAGGTGTTGACGGCGTATTCCGTCATAACGACAAACTGTTTAACGAGGTCAAGTCTGGTACTTGGTCGCAAACCTTCAAGACCGAAAACATCGACTACAAGGTCGGTGCTATTGACGGCAATCGATACGTCCAATACGAGCAAAAAAACGTAGAGGGTGTTCGTGAGTTCTGCAAACAGCAACGTGAGTTCTACAAGGTTCACGGTACTGACAATCCGTTCTTTGCTGGCACTGCTCACATGATGCAACTGCCAAAATGCTTTGCCCATGAAATCAGTTCCAAGTGGTTTAACAACCGTCCTTGGGAGTTGATCAAGCAAGACAAAAAAGACAAGATTCTGTTCTACGCAATCGTGAACGAGTACTACTCTGATTTCGTCTGTCACCCTAGCGGAAAGATCCCTATTCCGTATAATCCAGCAATACCGACAAAGTAAGGATGAACTATGGCTCTATTCATTCAATCAGCTAACTCCTTGGTTAGTCGCATAGCAAATTGGGTGGGAGCCATTCCAAGCACAATCGGCATCAACGCCACTGCTTACAACCCTACAACAAACGTCATTACCTGCTCTGCCAACCCAACATCTCAAGTTCTGGTTGGTGACTTCATTGCGTTTACGGTCATGGGGCCTTATGTTCTGGTTACAGCGGTAAGCAGCACAACCATCACTGTCAACGATCCTGAAGACGCTTGGTCTGATGCAACGCTGCCAACAGCAATTCTGAAGATTCCAACTCAATCGACCATTGAGATTTGCCAATCCATCCAGATGGCAGAACTCAAGATGCGAACCATTGAGCTTCCTGCTTTGCGTACTGATCCTTACAGCGATCTTGACCCAACCATTTTGACCACAGACTCAAAAGGCATGGCTCCCATTCCTGCTGACATGTGTTTCCCAATTCTGTTCTTCCAAGAGTCCCCGCCTTCTGATCAACCTCCAGGTGCGACTGCTTTGGGTCCTTGGATTGTGTATGACCGAGTTGGTGACCGAGAAATCATTCGCCGTAGGATGATTGACCAGTTGTACATCCGTCCTTTCGGTGTGCCACGGGTTATTCGGGCTTCTTTCTCTGAAGTTGGTCCGAACTACGTGTTTACGCCAAACCCCGGTGACAACGTCACGATCAAGGCGTACTATCAACGGACATTCCCATTCTTGTTTAGCCCAACAGCAAGTGCTGAATATCCAATTGTTCAAAGCAATGCGATCCTTTCATCGTTCCCAGAGGGTTACTTCTACGGGACTTTGTGGGCATACTATGACAAGAACAAAAACACTGAAGAAGCTCAAAAGTGGCTTTCAAGGTTTGATGATTCTTATGGCTTGATTGAGGATCAGAACTACAAAGGCAAGTGGCGTGGTGGTGATCAGCATTTGACATCTGAATTCCAGCCCCGTAACTACCGCTACAGCTTCAAGTGAGATAAATATGGCAACAAGTGGACTTTACGGAAGCAGCACAGCCGGAGTGGTTCAGGCAGAACCAAGTGCTGAAACAACAGGTCTGTACGGGACAACTGTTCGATTTGGTGTCACTGGTCCAACAGGACCTACAGGCCCCACAGGTCCTACGGGTTCACCGTCTACAGTTCAAGGCCCAACTGGCCCTACAGGCGCTATTGGTTTAACAGGCCCTACCGGAGCAACAGGCTCAACAGGTATAGTTGGCCCTACAGGTAGCACTGGTCTGACAGGTCCTACAGGTCCACAGGGCATTCAGGGCAATACAGGTCCAACTGGTAATACTGGTGGTCAAGGCTTGCTTGGTCCTACTGGACCTCAGGGTGTCCAGGGCATTCAAGGTATCCAAGGTATCCAGGGTGTTACAGGACCAACTGGTCCAACAGGCACTACAGGTGCAACTGGTGCTGGTGGTGCTTTGGGTCGTTACGGTTCTTTCTATGATTTGACCGATCAACCTTTGGCAAGCATCACAACTGCTCAAGTGGTTGCCATTGGTTCAACAGCAGAATCAAACGGTGTAAGCATTGTCTCTGGCAACCAGATCACGTTTGCGTATGCAGGTACATACAGCCTGACTTTCTCAATTCAGATTAGCAACCTTGCTAACTCTGTTGAAAAGGCCATCTTCTGGGTAAAGACAAACGGGGTTGATTACCCAGACTCTGCAACTGAGATTGATCTTCAGGCTCGGAAAAGCTCAACAGAGCCAAACCGTCAAGTCATTACCGTCAACTTTGTTGCAACTGCAACAGCAGGTCAGAACGTACAGATTTACTGGTCAGGCACAAGCACTCAATTAACACTTGAGACATTTGCTGCTGGTACATCTCCAGTTTCACCTGCGGTTCCAAGCATTATCTTAACTGCTGTACAGGTGATGTACACCCAGGTTGGCCCAACAGGTCCAACGGGTACAGTGGGTCCTACGGGTCCAACAGGAACAACTGGTATAACTGGTCCAACAGGATCAATTGGCCCTGCTGGTCCAAGCACAGTGATTTCCAACTTAGATGGCGGTGCCCCTGATTCCAATTATGGTGGCATTACAAGTATTGATTGTGGTGGAGTTTAAAAATGGCAATTCAAATCCAATACCGGCGTGGTTCTGCTTCTCAGTGGGCAACAGATAACCCAATTCTTGCAATTGGTGAACCAGGGTACGAAACAGACACTGGTAAGTTCAAGGTGGGTAACGGTTCTTCCGCTTGGAACTCTTTGCCATACTCCTCAGGCATTCAAGGCCCTACTGGTCCTACTGGCCCACAAGGTATTGCTGGTCCTACTGGTGCTATTGGTGCAACAGGCCCCACTGGTGCTTTAGGCCCAACAGGTCCTACAGGTCCATTTGGCCCAACAGGTCCTCAAGGCATTCAGGGTATTCAGGGCATTCAAGGTGTTGCTGGTCCTACAGGTCCTACAGGTTCTATCGGTAACACTGGTCCTACTGGCCCTACTGGGGCAACTCCTGCTATTGGAGGCTCAAACACTCAAGTCCAGTACAACAGTTCTGGTGTGTTTGCTGGTTCTGCCAACCTGACGTTTAACGGTACGGCTTTGACCTTGGGTGGCAATCCAACCATCACTAGCGGCACAGCCAACGGCGTGGCCTACCTGAACGGCAGCAAAGTCCTGACCACGGGGAGTGCGCTGACGTTTGATGGCTCGTTTTTGGGTGTAGCAGGGTATTTGACTTTGACTCGTTCTGGCAAAAGTTTATATGTAAACCCAAACTTTTCTGGCTCTAATACATATGCAGACATTCAAACTGACACGGGAATGTCTTTAGCGTTTTCCCCTTCCGGCTCCGAACAAATGCGCCTGACCTCCACAGGTCTGGGTATTGGGACGAGTTCTCCTGCGGTAAGACTTGATGTGGCGGGTCTGGCAAGAATCAATACAGGCACATACGCTGCTGGATATGGTTTGACATTCCAAGCCAATTCGGAAACAAGCCGCACCTATCAAATGGGCATGGTCACTGATGGTAATTTTGCCATCTATGATTCTGCTGCTGCGGACACAAGGGTCACCCTTGACACCTCCGGCAACCTCGGCTTGGGAGTTACTCCGAGTGCTTGGAGTGGTGTAAGCAATGTTTTCCAGCTTAAAGGCAATGCCTATATAGCAAGCACGACCCATGTGATGAACCACACGGCAAACGCTTTTTACAATGGATCAAACTGGATTTATACATCCACCAATTTTGCAGGTCAAGCTGAGCAGGTCAACGGCGAACATCACTGGTACACAGCCCCATCTGGCACAGCAGGTAACGCCGTTACCTTCACTCGAAGGATGACGCTGGATGCGAGTGGGAATTTGGGGGTGGGAACGAACAGTCCGAGCTTTGCAAGCGGTGGCGGCATTGCCATCTACAACGCAGCAAGCGCGGCGCGTTTAGTGCTGAAAAATGCAACGACTGGCGATGGCGCTGGTGATGGATTTCAGTTGGCGGTGAGCAATGCTGACGCTTACATCGAGCAACGCGAAAATGCTGCTTTGATTTTTGCAACCAACAACACCGAACGCGCCCGTATTGACTCCAGCGGGAATTTGCTGGTGGGGACTACGAGTACCACGCCTGCATCGTCTGATGTAAATGGCGTAGCTATACGTCCGGCAGGAAACGCTTCACAGTTTACTGGTGAAGGTGGTTCTGCTGTCATTATCAACCGTAAAGCAAACGATGGCCCAGCAATGTCTATTCGGCGTGCTGGTACTGAAGTTGGATCAATCTCTGTCACAACTAGCGCAACTGCCTACAACACCTCTTCCGATTACCGCCTAAAGAACACAATTGCTCCAATGACAGGAGCATTGGCAAAGGTGGCATTGCTCAAGCCTTGCACATACAAGTGGAATTCTGATGGCTCTGACGGCGAAGGTTTCATCGCTCACGAACTGGCTGAAGTTGTTCCACAAGCTGTTACAGGCCAGAAAGATGCTGTGGACGCTGACGGCAAGCCTGTCTATCAAGGCATTGACACCAGTTTTTTGGTGGCTACCCTTACAGCAGCCATCCAAGAACTCAAAGCAGAGTTTGACGCATACAAATCCACCCACCCGTAAGGAGAAATCATGAACACAATTAACTGGCTTATCGAAGCAATGGACTGCAAGCCCACCGAGGGCAGTTTGACCGATGTCGTCATCACAGCCCACTGGCGCTGCAACGGCATGTTTGCAGACACCTACGGCACTGTGTACGGCACTTGCGGATTCTCCCAACCCGGCGAGCCATTTACCCCCTATGCCGACTTGACGCAAGAGCAGGTACTCGGCTGGTGCTGGGCCTCGGGCGTGGACAAAGCTGCCACTGAAGCCAACATAGACCAGCAAATCAAAGATCAGATCGCACCGCCCGTGGTGACCCCACCCCTTCCTTGGAGCCAAGCATGAAACGCATTGCATTAACACTGTGCGCTCTGTCCTTGACAGGATGCGCTACTGGACAATACGAAGCCTACGCAGCGGCACACAAAGCCCAAGCAGCGGCTCAAACTGCCCGTTACCAAGCTCTGGCAGACATTGCCAAGCAAGGTGACACCACGGCCAAAGTTGCTGCTGTCATCAGCCTGAACGCTGGCAACACCCCTCAGTCCTCACACATTGCACAGCCCAAGTCTTGGGCCGATTACGCCTTGCAGTGGACTGGCTTGCTCCTGCCTACCGTGGGTCAGATTTACACGATCAACAAGCAGACCACCTTGGGTATGCGCCAATCTGACAACGCTACTGCTGTGGCTGTCAGCACCAACAACGCCTTTGTCGGCATGGCATCCCAGATTCAAGCACCAGCAGCCAACGTCACTACGATTGGCGGTAACGGTGTGATCGGTTCTGGTTCTTACAGCATTGGAGCAAACAGTGGGTCAAACTCTGGCAACAGTGGTCGCATTGCTGGTGGCAGCATTACTGACAATACGGCTACTCCAACTGTGGTGACCAACACCGAAACTACAACCAACACCACCACCACAACACCTTAAACCATTGAAATGTATAGGAATTGAAATGACCAAAAGACTCAAGATAGCAATATCTGCAATCAGCAAAAATGAAGCTGAGTTTGTTAAACGTTTCTGCGACTCGGCCAAAGATGCGGATCTGATTTCGATTGCAGACACCGGATCAGATGACGACACTGTAAAAATTGCCCTTGAGTGCGGAGCAAAAGTTCATGACATTTGCATCACTCCTTGGCGATTTGATCATGCTCGGAATGCTGCTATTGCCTTGCTGCCTCGGGACATTGATGTGGTCATTAGCCTAGACCTTGATGAGGTTTTGGAGCCAGGATGGCGTGAGGAGATTGAACGGGTATGGGTTGAAGGAACAACCCGTTTGCGTTACAAGTTTGATTGGGGTTGTGGCATTTCCTTCTTTTACGAGAAGATCTTTGCTCGTCACGGGTATAGTTTTTTCCACCCAGTCCATGAGTATCCCCGTCCTGATGGCCGCATTGAAGAAGTCTATGCCCATACGGACATGCTCTTGGTAAGCCACCACCCTGATCCAACCAAATCCCGTGGTCAGTACATGCCACTTCTGGAGTTGGCAATCAAGGAAGACCCACATTGCCCAAGAAACGCTTTCTACCATGCTCGAGAACTGACCTTCTATGACCGATGGGAAGAGGCTGTAAAGGCCCTGAATAGCTATTTGGCTATGCCTGAGGCTAACTGGGCAAATGAACGCTGCTATGCCATGAGACTGCTTGGCAAAGCCCATGATGAACTGGGTCACTGGCACGATGCTTTGAAGTGGCACAGACTGGCTTGTGCTGAAGCACCTGGGACTCGTGAGCCTTGGGTTGACTTGGCTATGTTTGCCTACAGGTCAAGCATGTGGATTGAGGGTTACTCTGCTGCTAAACATGCCTTGCAGATAACTGACAAAGCACTGGTTTATACGATGGACCCTACGGTTTGGACTGAAAAGCCTTGGGACTTGGCTTCTATCTGTGCTTGGCATCTTGGTCACAAAGATGAGGCAGTTCAGTTATGCCAAAAAGCCTTAGAATTCAATCCAACTGATACCCGTCTTATCAGAAACTTACAACAAATGACGGAACCAACTATGGTGGATTAACATGTCTGATTACCAAAGATTACGAACCCCATTTACTAATATGTCCTTTACACCGGACGTACCTAGTAATGCTTTGGGTCCGAATGAATATAACAGTGGACGGAACGTAGAAGCTGATGTTCGTGGCATCAAGAAGATCTTTGGTGAAGAAGAGATCCTGACTGCCATTCCTGCTGCTCCCATCTTCATGGAAGGTGGCTTCCGTACTGAAACCCAGTGGGTTTACATCATTGCCACCAGAAACTCGTCCAATGAGGGTAAGTGGTACATGCTGACCTCTGCTGGTATCAGCAACATTACCCCTGGTGTTGGTGCTAATCCTGCTGTTTTCCTTACTGGTTACACCGCTGATTTGAACATCACAACCTCATGGGTGGGTGGTGTTTTCTTTGCCAACGATACATTGAGAAACCCAATGTATTTCCTGCCAACCAACAACGAGATGACGGTTACGTCTGATGCCTCTTGGAACTACGATGTTGGTGTGACCAGTACAACCGCTGGGTTTGTCAGAAACTACTGCTCTCCCAACGTGGGAAACATCTTGATTGCAGGTAACTTGACCAAGGTTGCTGGTGGCATTCAGTACAACTACCCTACAACAGTCCGGTGGTCACAGGCCTTTGCAGGTACAGGTGTTCCCAGCACTTGGGAGCCAACCCTGTCCAACATTGCCAACGAACAAGAAGTGCCTGTTCGTGGTCCATTGATTGACGGCTTCTTCCTTGGTGGCAACTTCTACGTTTGCTCCTACTGGGATACCGTTGTTTTCTCCCCGATCAACTACCAAAACTCCACTGCTCCAGTGTTTGGTTTGCGTCTGTTGAACCAAGGCAGGGGATTGCTGAACAACAACTGCTGGTCTTCAACTGATGCCAACGTCTACGGTGTAGATGCTCGTGACATCTGGGTTTTTGATGGCAACACCTTCCAGTCCTTGGGTAACCAGAAGGTCAAGAACTACTTTTACAGTAACCTGAGTCCAACGTACTCTGACCGTATTTTCATGGTCAACAACACTCAGAAGAACCAGATTGAGATCTACTACCCCGACCTGACTTCTACTGGTTACTGCAACAAGATGCTGTCTTGGAGATATGACCTGCAAGTCTGGAATGCTCCCAAAGACATTGCCAATGCTTGCATGGGCACAGAAGGTCCTCAGTTTGTCTCTGGTGGTTTCAAGCTGGCATCCCGTGTGGTGACTTATGCCCGTGGTGGCGTATCAAACCAAAAGCTGATCCAAACCAACATTGGCAACTCGTTCATTAACTCAGCACCAATCCCTGCTTTGTTTGAGCGTAACAACGTGGTTTTGCAGTCTGACAAGGGTCCGATTCCATACAGTTCCAAGGTCTACACACACCGTTTGCTGCCTGAGATTTCGGGTACTGGTGCTATCAACATTGCCGTTGGTGGTGCTAACTCAACTGCTCAAACGCCCATTTATGGTCAGAGCGGAGTCACTGAGATCGATACAAACAGCCCCTGGGTAACCACTCAGCAAAACGCTGTACGTACTGTGTCGGTCAAGGTTGAGTCCAATGACGCAACCAATGCTTGGAACCTGACTGCTTTGAACTGGCAAGCAACCATTGTTGAGGATGCGTTCTAATGCCATTCGCACTTGACTCCAACCCATCCAACATTGAGTTGTCGGATGCCATCAACTATTTGTTGGCAAACTTCGGTGCAAACCTGAGTGCTGACCCAGACACAGGACTTATTACAGGTCCTACTGGTCAGACCATTGCCTACTTGTACAAGTACTTGTCAGTCAAATACGCTGACAGCTTTGATGGCGCTTTGAACTTCAGCAACTCACCGACAAACCGCTTGTACTACGGTGTCAGGAACAGCAATGACTCAACAGAGTCCACCAATCCTGCTGACTACATCTGGCTTCGGGTTGCTGGTGGTTTCAGCACAACCAAGTTCCTGTTTTACAAGGTAAGTGGTGGTCGTCAGATTGAGTTCTTTGTTGGAACCACTGCCCCTGCTTATGCTTGGCAACAAGACTCTGGTGCTGCCATTGACTTGGATGCCATCAGTGTTGTCATCACTGCCACTCCAACAATCTACCAGTGGACAGCAACATCCACTCCTCCTGCTAGACCAACGACAACGACAACCTACACTTGGCTTACAGGAACTTACACTGCTCCTGCTGGTTGGTCTATTGATGTCCCGTCAAACACCACCCCCGGTGCTTACCTGTGGGAAATTGCCATCACCATCGTTCAGACTGGTGGCATCAACACGGCCACACTGGATTGGACCAACCCTGCTTACGCTATTCGTGCTGTTGGTTACAACGGGGCCAATGGTGCTGCTGGAGCTAACGGCAACAGTGCTTTGACGGCTTACAGGGCACAGGACCAATCTTTGGCTGCTCCTACCTTCACAACACCCACATCAGGACCCAATGCTCCTGCTGGGTGGAGTCTTGGCACACCTTCCGTATCTGTTGGTCAGGTGCTTTGGTACATCCAAGGTGAGTACAACAGTTCATCAACAGTCACGATCAACGGTGTAGCACCCAACACGACACGTTGGACTGGTCCTATTGCTGCCAGTGTTTTCCAAGACATCCGGTCTGACAACTGGAACGGCTCCAACCCACCAAACTTTGGCTACCCTGCCACATGGGGTACTACTGGTTACTACATTGAGAGATCAACTGGTACAGCCATTCTGAACAACCTTGGTGCTAGAGGAACCCTGCAATCAGGCTCCTCTCCTGCCATCAGTGGCTCGTCTATGACTGGTGCTGGTGCTGTGATCAACAGTAACGGTACTTTTGCTGTTGGTGATAGCTCAAACAACATCACCTACAACGGCTCAACAATCAACTTGAATGGCAACATTGTTGCTGCTGGCAACCTAAAAGAAGGCACGAACACTACCCAAAGTGGTAACACCTTCGGTTTTGGTAACGGTACTTCGGTTTTTGGTATTGCCACTGCTGGTTTCTTCAAAAGCACGAATTCAGGAACTGCCGGTGTAGCGGGTATCAGTACTCAAAGTGTGGGTGTTGCTGGTAATACAGCCTCCACAAGCTCCTATGGGGCATTGTTCTCAAACACCTATGGGTATGACAGCATCAGTGCTGTTTATGTCGTTACAGGCTTAAGTGTTGCTGGTCCTAACTTTGGCTTGTTTACGCAGCGTAGAAGCTCCCAGTCTGGGTCTGCATCCGAGTCTGGTCCAGGTACAAACACAGCAGCCTATTCCACTTTGGCTTACCTGTCTGGTAGCGACCATTACGGTGGCAAGTTGTTTACCACCAATACCAGCGGTGTTGATGTACGAGGCATCATTGCTGGTGGTCCAACCTACGGTCTGACTGTTGTTGGTGGAACTGCTCCATTTACTGGTTGCCACGATGGTTTGATGCTCAAAGGAACTACTGCTGTTCCCGGTGACATCATTGTTGACACTGGCGTTATCGTTGCAACGTCTGGCGTTACCGATACGATCACTGAAGTCACACCAAGCACAACTGCCAACCAAAAGGGTGCTATCGGGGTGTTTGCTGCTATCAGTACGCAGACCCCTTACATCTTGCAGGTTCCTGTCATTGTTCCTGTTTGGCAGCATGACGAGTGGGTTGATACGGTGGAATATGAGTTGAACCCGATTTATCAGCCAATCGTTGACACTCACGACTACGTTGCCATTAACTCTGTTGGTGAAGGACAGATTAATGTCTGTGCTGAAAACGGCAACTTCCAACTTGGCGACTTGATTGTCTGCTCCTCCACTCCCGGCAAGGGTATGAAGCAGGGTGACGATATTGTCAGAAGTACCACTGTTGCCAAAATCAGGGAAAATGTGGCATTTACTTCATCCACTGAAGTAAGGCTGGTTTCTTGTATTTACATGTGCGGTTAAAGGAAAAATCATGGGAATGCCATCTGCTCAAGTCCAGCCTGGGACACAACCTCAGAGCAAAGGGTTCGCTCAAAGCGTAAACCCTCCTGCTCAAAACACAACCAATGCGGCCACATCTGGTCAGCCTACGTTTGGGCAACCAAATATGTATCCAAATACTGTTGGTCAGTGGGATAATGCAAGCATTCAAAGACGACCCTCTAGCGGAAAAGGCACCGGAATGGGTCAACAGTCACCTACTGGTGGCGGGAAAGGTAAAGGCTAAATATGGGCTTCGGTAAAGGTAGCGGCTCTTCGGCTCCAGTAGTTACGGAAGAGCAAAAAGAGCTTTTAAGACAGCAAACAGGCTTTCTGACAAACACAGCCTTCCCGGCTTACAAGCAAACCATTGGCATGGCTGGTAATGTTCTTGATCAGGTAAGTCCTGCCACGACAACCACCGCTCAAACGGCAATGGATGTTTCTGGTCGTGCTGGTGCTTTGCAAGAAGCTTCTGGAAGCCAAGCATATGGCGAAGGCTTGACTGGTCAATCCGGCCTTGCCAACTATCAAGCTGGTGCTGGTCGTGGTTTGTTTGAGGGTGGTGCTGGTCAACTTGGCGCACTTTTCTCTCCTCAATACAAGCAAGAGCAGATCCAAGCCTCCCTGCAACCTGCTCGTGAAGAGATTCGTGAGCAAATGGGTCAACAAGCAGTTTTGTTTGGCGGTGCTGGTGGTCTGGGTTCTTCCCGTCAAGCATTGGCTTCTCGCAACCTTGCATCCCTTGGCGAACAGCGTTTGGGTTCTGTTGCTGCTCAGACATCTGCTGGTGTTGAAGGTCAACGTCAACGTGCTGCTGAGTCCCTGATGGGTGCTGGTGCTACTTCGTTGGGTCAAGCTGCTAACTTGTTTGGCTCACTGACTGGTGCTGGTCAACAAGGTCTGTCTGCTGCTCAACAGTCTGCTGCAAGTCGTATTGGCTTTGCTGGTGCGCCTCAGGATGTGTTGTCCAAGTATGCTTCGGTGATCTACGGTACACCACAGGCTTCTACGACACCAAGCTTTGCCGGTACACAAGGTCAGAAAACAAGCAGCAAGGGCTTTGGCTTCTAAGGAAACATCATGGCAGCAGAAACACCTTTCGGACTCAGTTTTGGTGATCCTCGTAAGTACATGGGCCAAAGTCCTTTGGCAGAAGTTGGTAAAGCAGCAAAGACTTTTTTGACGGGATATGCCTTAAAAGAGTCTGGCTTTACCGATTTTTTGAACAAGTTGGGCAAAAAGCCTGAGCAGCAAACAGTTGTTCAAGGCGCTGTTCCGCTTCCTCCTAGCTTTAACCAATATTTGGCTCCGGTTGCTCCTACTGGTTTACAGCCAACTCCGGCAGCACCAATGCCAATGCAGCCATCGGTTCCTGCACAGCCAGGAGTTATGGTTACTCCTATTCCAGAAAATAATGAGCCACCCAAAGACATTGGTGAGCAGATTTTGAATGGAACTTGGACTGGGTTTCCTCCTGCTCCAACTGGTCCAGTAAGCTTACAAAACCCAACTGATTTCAATCCATTGGCTCCAGACACAAGCAATCAAATGGCTATCTCGCCAAATGATTACATGAACAATCCTGGCTTCGGCAAGCTGCAAAAGATTGCTGGTCAATTCATGGGAATGGGATAAACATCATGCAAGAAGTTATGCAACCCGCTACGGTACAAAACCCAAATGCAATTGCTGATGCTGCAATTGAAAACAGGGATGTACAAGGCCTGACTCAAATTGCCAAAGACACAATCGGAACTCCAGCTTCTGAAGTTGCTTTGCGTCTTGCTCAAACAATTGAAAAAGGCGCTGCTGACTTTAACAAGTTGGTTGCTCCAATTGAAAAAGCTGGTGGTGTAGGTACGCCTGAAGGTCGTGTGCAAGTTGCCAACACATTCCAAACTGTTGTTGACAATCCTCAGTGGGGCACAGCCCTGCTGAAGTACGTCATGGGCGACAAGATGGGTGCTGTGAAGCAAGTAACTGGTGGTGACATTACCAAGAAGATCAGTTACGACAACAACGGCAATCAAATTGAAGAGACTCACAATGCTCTTGGTGAGGCCTTGTCTTACTTTGATCCCAAGCTTGGTCGCAACATCAGTAAAGAAGAATACGCAAACCGTGTTGGTGGCATTTCTTCTTGGGAAAACACGCTGAAAGGCAAGACAGAGGCTCTGACTCGTGCAGACAGTACAAAGCTGTTTGTCAAAGAAGAGGAGCAAGCCAACAGCTGGTATCAATTGCTGCAAGGTCAAAAGCCTTTGCTGCAAGAGAACTACAACGTGCTTCAGAAGTTTAAGACCGACCTTGACCCCAAGCTGTACAACCAGATTGTTGGTTCTGTAAGCCAGTCTATGGGTCAGGCAAACTCCAAGTCGGCCAGCAAGAGTGCTTTGAATCAGTTGACTGATGCACTTGCCCGTGGTGAATCGGTCAAAGTTGATGACCGAATTGCCAGTGCATTACGTTTGAACCCCAAATTGATTGGCACTTCTTTGGAGGTCAAAGGCGATCAACTGGTCAGCAAGGACAACAGCTTCAAAGTTGATGCAAGCAAGCTCAAATCCTTGCAGGAAACTGACACAGTAGGCTCTGAGACTTCAAAGAATGCTGCTCAAACAATGGCAAGCATTTCCGAGGCAGAACGTCTTGGCAAGCTGAACCCTGTTGCTGCTCAACAGTTGCGCCGTGTGATTGAGAACAGTCAGCAGATGGGTCGTGAGTTGACTGATGCCACGGAAAAGTATGGCAAGCCATCGTTTATCTCGTTGCCAACATCAGCATCGTTTATTGACAAACAAGCTCAGACATTGGCTCAGACTCTGACTGGATTGCAGAACGCAGACCAGATGGAGAACTACATCAAGTATCGCCGTAATGCTGTTGAAGGCCATACACGTACCAACACTGTTCCACTTCCTGGTCAGATTGGTACAAACTACACATTGCAGCCTTTGTCAAAAGAGATTCGCAAGTTCTATGCGGATGAGATTGGCAAGGTGATGAACCAAGAATTCACTGCAAGAAAATCTTTAAATCCTCAAATTGATGTGTCGTATCCTCAACCAGAGGCAGCACCTGTTGCACAACCAGCAAGGTCATCTGCTCCTGTTGCGCCACCTCAATCACAGTCAAAACCAAAAGCCAGACCATCTTTGGCTGATCTTAAGAAACAAGCTGGAGGTTAATGATGGCTGAATTTAATGAAGCTAAATTCCGTGCAAGTGCAAAGGCCGCTGGTTACTCTGATGAAGAGATTGATGCAGAACTGAAAGGTCCTGCACCTGCTGGTTCTGCTCCTGCACCTTCTATGGATGACACGTTTGCCGAAAAAGAAAAGCAACTGCGTCAAGAGTACGACAGAAAGGTAAAGCAAGCCACCACTACAGAAGTTAGTCTTGGTGACAACACCTTCAGCATCCCAACATTCTTCACATCACCCGCAGGTATCGTTACCGCTGTTGGTGCTGGTATTGGTTTGGGTAGCACTTTGTATGGTGCTGGATCTGTTGCTCCAAAGGTTTATCAGTCAATCAAGGATCGCTGGATGACAAAGACTCCAGAGATTGACCGCACGATTGACATTCCTCTTGAGGCAACTCCATCCCCAACACCCAATGTCGCCCCAACACCATTGCAGCAAACCAACTTGACTCCTCAAGAGGTTCAGGCTCGTGCTGATCGACTGAAGGCTGCACAAGTTCCTGCTGTTCCTGCTACTCCTGCTGGCGCTATCCCACCCGCACCTGCTCCTGAGATGCCTGTTTCTACGCCTATGTCAGCAGCACCTGTAGATGCTCCTGCACCTATGCCAACTGCTGGTCCTAATTCTCCTGTCACCAGTATCGTCACTGACACTGTGAAAGAGATGATTCAGGAAACCCCTGCACAACCGGTGGAAGCAGCCAAACCTGCTCCTGTTGCACCTCCTCAAGAGCTGCGTACAGGCACTGGTAAACCTGCCTTTGCTGGCATGGGTCCAGCCGCTGCTTTGAACAAAAAGGGTCAACCAAAGTTGCTGCCTGAATATGCAGACATCAACGCTGTTCCTCGTGACATGGCTTTTGTTCCAGGCGCTCAATACATTGACACTCCCCGTCAAAACATTGGTCAAGCTGAGTACACCAAGGCCTATACAGAGCGTCCATTCCCACTGACAAACGAACAGGCCATCCAAGAGTCCAAGGACATCAATCGTCTGTTGGGCAGGGCTACTCGTGCTGAAGCTGCTGCTGCTGGTTTGCCTCCTGCTGACATCACCCCCGGCATCACCAAGAAAACCTCTGCTGGCACAAAGCCTGTACGGGTTGCCGGTACTGTTGGTGCTTTGATGGCTATCAGTGACTTGGCTAAGGCTGACACTCCCGGTCAACGTGGCATGGCTGGTGCTAACCTGCTTGAGGCCATCCTACCCCCAGGCTTTATGATGGGTGGTGCTGGTGAAGGTTCTAGCACTGTTCCTAGCGTAGATGCTGCTATGCTATTGGGTAGCCCTTACGCTCAATCTGAGCTTGCCAAGAAACGTAGGCAAGAACAGGAATATGTTCGTAAAGTCGGTGCTGGTCGTGGTATCGCTCCCCCATCTGCTTACCAGAGATAAATCATGGACAAAGAAGTATCCCATGCTGAAATCTATTCTCGGCTCATACTGGTTGAACAGAAAGTTGACCGTATTGACCAGAACACTCAAGGTGTCGTTGCGGCGTTTCAGGCAGCGTCTGGTGCTTTTCTAGTCCTTGAGACTCTAGGAAAGCTTGCAAAGCCTATCCTGTACGTTAGCGGTTTGATGGTTGCTGCTGGCATCTACTGGCAGACATTCAAAGATCACCTCAAATGAAAGACTGGGCTGTTGCATTTATTGCAGCAGCCTTAGTGGTTGCCATAATTGTTTGGTGTGCATACATACTCATCCCGTTGTTTAGGAGCCTGTGATGCTTGCCGAACTAGCCGCTGCTAATGCAGCTTTTAACGTAATCAAAGCAGCCCTAGCAAACGGCAAAGAGTTGTCTTCCCTCGGTGGTCGAGTCTTTGATTACTTTGACAACAAAGCCAAGATCCAAGAGAAGGCCACCAGTAAGGCAGCAGGTGGTGCTGAACGCTCAGACATGGAAGAGTTCATGGCTCTTGAGCAACTCAAGCAGCAAGAAGAACATCTCCGTGAATCAATGGTCTATGCAGGTCGTCCAGGTATGTGGGATGACTGGGTGAAGTTCCAAGCAGCAGCAGCTAGACGTAGACGAGAAGCTCAGGAAGCTGCAAAACGTGCTGCCATCATCAGGAAGAACAAACGTGAGCAACTGGCTGAGTACATTGCCTTAGGCATTGCTACTGTCATCCTTGCTGCTTTGCTGATCTACGGGGCATACATCTACATGATGTACATCAAGAAATGACCGAGAAGGCCGACACCATTGTTGACAAGATACTGTCCTATGTGGACAGCCCTTTCAAGTTGTTTGCCGTCATCTTGATGGGCATTCTGGCATTCACTGGTTACTTCCTTTGGCAGAACCAAGAGTTCATGAGGGATGCCTACAAGGAGTCCAAAAAGCTTCCAGAGATCAATACATCTCGAGCTGATGAAGCCAGTGCCATGTTGTTCAAGCAGACTGGTGCTGCTGCTGTTGCCATCTTCAAGGTCAACCCACTGTTCAACTCTCGTGTTGTCTACAAGGCATACACCAAGGATGGCAGGGATAAGAGCATTGATGACATTGACGTTGGGCTGTTTACTCACAGCACACCCAACAATAACGATGTGGTCAAGTTGATGACCAACCAGATTCCCTGTGGAGAGTACCGCTACGCTCAGTCTGAAGTGGGCTTGTGGTACATCGAAAAAGGGGTTGGGTATACCTGCCGAGTCAGTGTTCCGCCAGACAGCCCCCGTTTCGTTGGTCAGGTCACGGTGGGCTGGCCCCAAGAACCAGAGAACCTTGAGCAGATCAAATTCATGCTGGAGATTGCCAGCGCCATGTTAACCAAAAGGGGAAATTGATATGGAATGGCTTAAACAAATTGCGCCGACTATTGCCACTGCTATGGGTGGACCTTTGGCGGGTATGGCTGTATCAGCTATCTCCAAGGCCATCGGCGTTGAGCCTGACCAAGTTCAGGACATAATTTCCAACAATAAGTTGACTGCTGAACAAATCGCGCAGGTCAAGATTGCAGAAATTGAACTGCAAAAACAAGAGCAAGAGCTTGGCTTGAACTTTGAGAAATTAGCGGTCGAAAACACTAAAGACGCCCGCGACATGCAAAAGCAAACACGTTCAATCGTGCCTGCTTTGCTCACTGGCATCACGGTACTAGGCTTTTTTACCCTGCTGATCGGCGCGGCTGCTAACGTGTTTACGTTGGCTGGGTCCGATGTGCTCATGCTGCTGTTGGGCGTACTGGCCCGTGAGACTGCATCCGTTTACAACTTCTGGTTGGGCAGCTCTTCTGGATCGCAAACCAAGACCGACCTTTTGTCAAAAGCACCAGCAATCAAATAAGGAGAAACAATGAAAGAGAACTTTGAAGCAGCACTTAAAGCCATCTTGCACCATGAGGGTGGCTACGTTAACCATCCAAAAGACCCCGGTGGCATGACCAATCTGGGTGTGACCAAGCGGGTCTGGGAAGAATGGGTTGGGCATGAAGTGACTGAGAAAGTCATGCGTGAACTGACGCCTGAGATTGTTGGCCCAATGTACAAGGTCAAATACTGGGACAAGGTGAAGGGTGATGACCTGCCAACAGGTGTTGACTACGTTGTCTTTGATGCTGCTGTTAACAGTGGCCCAGGAAGGGCTGCAAAGTGGCTACAAGCCTGTGTTGGGGTTGAGCCTGATGGTGGCATTGGCCCCAAGACCTTGGCGGCGGTGGCTGCGTTTGAGGGTGACCTGGTTGACGATTACAGCAAGCGCCGGCTGTCATTCTTGATGGACCTGCCCCACTGGCCAACTTTCGGCAAGGGATGGGGCCGCAGGGTGGCCGATGTGAGCAAGACAGGTTCTAGCATGGCATAAGCTGGAATAATCAAGCCATGGCCAACGTCAAGCAGCAACTCGAAACCCCGTCAATCCCAAGCCTTGGGTTTGCGCCGGAGGTGTATGAGCGCAGGCACTTCAGTGAAAACTACGGTGCCTTGAACACCTACTTTCGCAAGATGATCGGCGTGCTGGGTGCGCTGTTTGGTCCAAGGGGCGGCAAGTTTATGAACAACCCCTACGGGGCTTTTCAAGATTCGACAGACCAGACTGCGGCCAACACGACCACAGCCTACGCTGTCAAATTTAACACCACCGACTTTTCCAATGGGGTCACCATTGCCAGTGACTCGCGCATCACGGTGGCTGTGGATGGTATTTGGAACTTGCAGTTTTCGATTCAATTCAAAAACACAATCAATGACGGCCAAGACGTTGACATTTGGTTTCGCAAAAACGGCACCAACATTGCAAACTCAAACAGCAGATTTCACTCTCCTCAAAGAAAAAGCGCTGGCGACCCAAGCCATATCATTGCTGCATTGAATTTTTTTGTTGAAATGGCTGCTAATGATTACATTGAGATTATGTGGAGAACTGAAAACACTGGTGTAAGTATTGAGCATTTTGGGACAAGCGCCAGCCCAACACGACCAGCAGTGCCATCGGCCATCGTCACGATGAGCTTTGTATCCAACCTACCAACGGTCTAAGCCATGTACCTCCCAATAAAACTTCCACCAGGCATCTACCGAAATGGCACGGAGTACCAAGCGGCTGGCCGATGGTATGACGCCAACCTGGTGCGCTGGTACGAGAACACGCTGCGGCCTGTTGGCGGGTGGCGCAAACGGTCCACATCGCAACTGTCTGGGCTGTGCCGTGGCATTTTGACTTGGCGTGACAACAGCGCCACACGCTGGATCGCCTTGGGCACCCACACCAAGCTGTACGCCATGAACCAAGGCGGGGTCTTGAAGGACATCACGCCAACAGGGTTTACGGCTGGGTCAGCCAACGCTGTGCTGAATATCGGCTATGGCTCACAAGAATATGGCTCATACGCCTATGGCGTGGCGCGGCCTGATGTCGGCTCCAACACGCCAGCGACCACATGGTCTATGGATACCTGGGGTGAGTACTTGGTGGCCTGTTCATCGACTGATGGCAAGCTGTACGAGTGGC